GTCTTTCTGACTATAAATCAATCTCTTATAAGCATTCAGAGAAAGCTATGGATCTACAGCTTTCTCTGTTAGGCAAAGGCATACTACGGTTCTCAAACTATGAATATTTAAGATTAATGCCTTACGGTAAAGCTATCGATTCCCTTAAACATTTGGCTTATGCTATGAACTTGTCAAGTGATAGTCAAATGTCAGCACCAGCTTCATTAATTTCAAGGGGAACATGGATCGCTTTACGAGAAGTATTGGTGGATTTAGTATATGACTGTTTCAATTTCTCCTCTTGGGTATCAGATACTAAGAACACGTTGATCATAAGAGAAGATAAACTTATTCCCTCTGTTGTTGATGTATTGGTAAAGTCAACATCTATTACAAGAAAAGTAGCTGACTTAAGTTTGACAGTTTCTCGCTGGAAAGTATTTTTAATGGATTGTCAAGATAGCTCAAAACTGCCTACATGGTCGAGTTCAAATGCTGAATATGTTGAAGCGGGTTTGTGTTATAAAGTCATGGAAACTTACAAGCACATTAAACAAGAACTATGTGCATTAGTTTCCGGAACTACTTCTTATAGTCAAACTTCTATGGATCTAACTGTTTGGTCTATCTTTTCACAAGTTGAAAAATGGGATTCAACGTTTTCTCAAGAAAATAAGGATGTTTTAATGGATATTATTACTTTCATGCCAGTCTCTATTTTAGAACGTATTCTTGCTCAAAACAAAAGATATCCTGAGAGTTCTACAACTACCTATTTGTCAGCCTACAAATCAAGTTATAAACCAAGGATAATAGGGTGTCCTCCAAAGAAAAAGGTGTTTGTGAAGAAAACAAGCGGAATAGTAGAAGAGGTTGAACGCTTAGATCTACCTTCCGTATCTCATGTTGTTAGAACTGGACCAATAGGCACACATGCTAATGCGCCCTTGACAGAATCTAGTTTAATAGGATCTAAGAACAAAATGATTGTATATGCGCCTGTTCCTAGAGGTTCAGAAGAATGGTCTGAAGGTGAAGCAGATAATATCTCCATTTATTTCTCTGCAGAATTAGAGCAGATATTATATCATAACGTTGTTACAGATCATTACGTTATTAGCTGGATTGAGGCTAATAACATTAAGCCAAAAAGCTTGAAATCTTTTGTCCCTGTGAATGATAACTTAAAGCTTTTAGAAAAAGCTCCTAAAGATTTATCTGACTTAAAAGCAATTTTTTGTACCAGAATGGAATCAATCGCCGCTGAAGATGCGTGCAAAACAGTTTCTAGAGAGAAATTCTCAGCTAAGTGCTCAGAGGCTGAAGTAGCCAAACGAGAACTAAAAACTGAGAAAGAAAAAGGCTTTCGAGGACGTTTAAGTGAAGAGAAAGAAGATCAGGCTAATAAAGCTGATGCTGGTAAGCTATCTAAAGAAGAAAAGGAACTACAAGGCCAGTATGCAACTTATAAGGAAAGCTTTAGGTCTTCTACTGAAGCAAGGGAAACTGATCATAGACTTAATCACTTATCAAAGTCTTGCTTACAATACACAGAAGAGCCATACGTAAAAGGTGTGACGGTAAGTCTACAACACGCTGTCTACAGCCTAGCAGATATTGAAGATTCTGCAGATGGAAAGATAATGGCTTTAGATCTTTCTCAAACTTTTCCACTGACCGATAAAACTTTTGGTAATGGAGTAAAGAAGGAATCTCGGATATATCTAGATGAAATCACTAAGAAGATCCTGGCAAGAGCTAAACAAAAGTTAGAAATGATGTTGTCAGAAAAAGATTGGGCTGAAAGGATCGAAAAACCTCTACCTGAGCAGAAAGAAAAATTATCAGAAGAGATTAAATGTTCCCATGAGTCCACATCCATCATTTTTGTTGAAAATGAGACAGAAATGAAAATGATGAAGAAAATTAGGAGAAAATCGGGAGAAGAAGGAAAAGATGATGTTCTTGTTGAATGTATGAAAGAACAAAACATTGAAAATAGCATGGATTATTCAATTGAAATATGGAGAGATATTATTAAAGGAAACTTTTCCCCATTAAGTCATCGAATTAAAATACACGATGAAGCTGCAGATATTATAGGCGATGCTAAAACGTGGTCACGTGTTACTTTGTCTTCGCCTATAGCCCTAGAAATAGCTGACTTAAGCAGAATTTTTGTGCCAGTAGAAGATAAATGCGGAAGGTTTGATCACTGGAAATCTCTAAAAAATTTAATTTACGGAAGATTTCCCAGTTCAGAAGAAGAAAAAGAAGTGTCAGAGAGAGAAGAAGGGGGTTCAATAACTCATTTCAAGGTAGAATCTTGTTTACCTGAATCTTTGGCTAAAGTCACATGTACAGTGACCAATGATGGGAAGACTGAACTTTTAGTTTATAGCTTGAATACTGATTATTCTTGTGTTTTACGAGGTATTGCATTAGCTGCTGCTTATGGATCCAAGTGTAGCTCGCGTGCAATCTTCAATGTTTTAAATAGTCTAGGCTTTAACGAGTTCAATGAGCAAAACATAAAATCACAACTAACAAGCCATTCTATTCCATGGAAAAACTGGGTCATCATGTTTTCAGAAGACACTGGACATTTTGGGTTTTTAGCAGAAAAGTTAGAGCTTTGCTCATGCGGAGTTCATCATATTGATCTAGGTCCGATTTTGAATAAGTTTTTGTTCTCTGAATATTCTAGAACAAAACAATTGTTCCCTGTTCCAACCTTACAGAATTTTAGACTTTCGAGTAATGGAGCATTATTAGATTATAACATGGGGTTTGAAATGTCAAGTTTTCAATATGCTCGAATAAAAAGTTTCTTAAACTTTTTACCACCTTACCCTGTGTACCAGAAGTATTACAACTCTCGAAGGGTTGAATGGGGACATCCAGTTACTAGAATTTTAGCCGACATAAATGCTCTATCCAGTTTCCAACAGATGGTTAAAACGACTGGGTCTTTGTTTGTGTTTTCTACAAAGAAAAGTGATAGTGATATTTATTTTAATCCTGAATTGAACTACTGGATTAATAATCTGAAAATAATATTCCATCGTGCAAATTTAACGGATTATGATGCTCATACTATGAGAACTAAGCCAATGGTAGTACAGAGTGGTTCAATCTTTCCACAAACTCAAGAAGACGCAATTTTGTATTCTGAAGAAGTAGACAAGGTTTACTGTAATGACGTCATTTATTATGAAGAAGTTAGAAAAGCACTTTACAAGAAGAAATTACTCCATCCTACTACTCAAATTGTAGCGAGTTTCACCTTATATCGTAATAATGGTGAAGGTCAGTACTCATACGACTTTAAGGAAGGCTCCTATTCTCTTTTACTTCGAGATGGACGCATGATGATTGAGAACAATCCTAACGGAAATACTTTTCCTTATTCACATGAGTTGTTTCCTCAAGGAGATGGTTTTCATTCAAGCAAGATTGTAGAGATTCATAATGAGAAGACGTTTTGTTGGGTAATTAGGAAAAGAATGGAAGGTATGACTAATTTGATGTTTGTAACTGCCACTTTGGAGTTAAATCAGGGAATACACCCACAATACTTACCGGAGTCAGATCATTTTGATAAGAATTTACTTCAGAAGGTATTTTATCAATATAGTATTACCAAAAACATGTACGCTGACAAGGATTCTCAGTTCATAAAACAACAAGTTACTAAGAACTTATATTATTTAAAAGATTGTGATGTTGTCGACCACATGTCAGAAATACCTCCAATGATTGAGTTTATATCAAGTAATTTAGCTTCAATGGAAATGAGAATGTTAGACGCTAGTACATACGTTTCAGCTCATTATTATCCACCTTCAATAGCAGTCTGTAAAAGAATAGAAGATGAAGACGTGTATTTTAAACATGAGATTTTTAGACAACAGAGCAAAGTCGTTTTGTTCCCATGTGGAGAAATAGTTCCAGAAGGTTTTCAAAAAGTAAATTTAAAAGCCAAAAGAGATAAGTTTATAGTGGTTCAAGAAGAAGGCTCATTAAATCAAATTGTTGAAGAAATTGAAACTGGTGCTGATTGGTTAGGAGTTGTTCAATATTACGCAAGTATGGATTTTGGAGTGTTTTCTTTCTTCAAAAGTCTTATAGGACAAGCTTCAACACGACGTTCACAAGAAAAAGCGGCAACGTTCTTATCAAAAATAATGGGAAAAGATTGTGAGAATGCTTACTCTGTTAAGTTTTGCGCTTCAGTATTTTCTATAACTCATTTCGAACATACAGGTAGATGGCCTTTGGCTAATCTTTCTATAGATAGTGCACATGAGTGTATCAATCATCCACCCTTTGAATCAAGTCAGGGAACTGTTTGGTGTTACTATGTTGGCCGTAGGTCAATTTCTGGGTTAGGAAGTTCTAAGTGGAAACCAGTTTTTACAAAAATGGTAGAAAGTGAAGAAGTGCCAGAACAAGAAAAGAAAAGGAGTTTTGATTATTTTTCTAGCCCCGATTATTTAGTCAAACATAACAATCGCTTGAGAGATTATTTGTGTTTTGACGAAGCAGGAAACAACGTCAGCTTACAAAAGTTAGTTGAAACAGCAAAATTATCTGCAACCGAAAATAAGTATCCGCTCACTTCAGTATCATGTAGATTTTCGGATGCCTTACTTCGAGTTCAAGTCTCCAAAACTAACATGAACTCTTTGTTATATGCGCTTTTGGGTAGACATTTTGCTCCTAGAATCAGACCACATGCTCAAGTTCTAAGAAGATTCCAATCTTTTGTTCGATCTTACTTAGATCCGTTTATTGATAAGTTTATTTTAGAACTTGATAATATGCCAGATTTTACCATGCGTGATTATGTAAAAACTCGTACTAAGAAAGATAGAAACAAGTACGAATTGGCTCGTGTTGAAGTTCAATCTGGTGGGGTTGTGAAGCAGTCTTATGTAGCTTTTCAAAAAGTAGGAGAAGCAAATTATAAGAATTTTGAGGTTAATAAAATACGCCCTCGTTTTATTTTAGCACCAGATGAAACGCTAAAAGTAACTGCCGGTACTTTTAATAATTATTTGTTGAAATTTTTGGAGTTGTTTAACTCAGGTTATCGAAATGTTCCATTAGGAATGAATGGGACTCAAATAGAAGAAGAAATTGGGAAGATGATTAAAGAGATAGGTTCAGACAATTTCTTTTGTAGTGATGGAAGTTCTTGGGATGCTCATCAGGACGCACGCTTAATAGAAGCAGTTGACAACTACATTATTGGAAGAATATATCCTAAGGTATTTAAGAAAGCTAATTTTCCATCTCACCTATACTTAAGTTTGCTTAATAGTATGACATGTTTAACTAGTAAGTTCTCTTTTAAACACCAGAATGGTAGAATGGCATTTTTGGGTACGTTATTAGGAACAACTTTTACAGGTTCACCAACAAGAACAACTTTTGGAAATTCTATCAGAAACTTGTGTATACAAAAATATATTCAGCATTTAGCAGGATTATCAGAGAAAGATCTGGGAATAATGGTTTATGGAGATGATACATGTTGTTGTGGATCTAAATGTGCTATTTCGCAATACTCAGCAGCCTATAAAAATGTGTTTGCTTTTAACGATTTTGACGGAGCATTTGGACTTGGTTTAGAAGGAACAATTTTAAGCATGCCAGATCATTGTTTCAAGTTTTTGTCTAAAACAGGATTTTCTGAGTCAGGCCATGTAACCTTCTGCAGAACACCTTATCGTTTTCTAATGACAGGAAATTTTATGGAAAGTAACACATTGATGAGTATGAAGCCTAGCACTCATGAAAAACAAGTACTAGATGGTTTAGTGTGTGAAACACATGGCAGTCCACTATTGTGTCACATTATCAATGTTAGAAGAGAAGAAATGATGGAAGAATATGACACATTCTACATTCCATCTTTAACAGCCCGAGCTCGAAGGAAAATACACGATTTCACAGGTTCATGTGAAATTGATGAACTAATGGAACGGCGTATGTGGGGTTATAGTTACTCAGATATCAAAGATATAAGTTCTAGTGAAGGCCTAGCTAAGTTCTTTTTGTGGAAGGAAGACGCAAGTCGGTTCATGTCAGATTCCTTGTCTAGACAGATTGATGCTATGATAAGTTGGCAAGAACAATCTGTCAGGAAAATAGGCCATACAAATAAAATTATAAGGAAATCAATGAGTAATTACGGAGCAGTTGACAAAGAGGAAGTAAAAGATGCCTTAGTTGTGTTGACTCCAGAAGAGTTAAAGAAATACCAAGACACAAGAGGTCTAAATCCTCCAACTCGAGAACAAATAGAAGCCAATTACAAAATGGATCGCACTACTAAAGTACCTACTAGTAAAGTAGGAAGGGCTCTTTATGAACTAAGAAGAAATTTAGCCGAAGAATTTGGATCATGGGTAAAGTATGTTCCTCATACAAGATTTCGGTGGGTTTCAAGTATTTTACAAAGAATCAAAACTGGAAAGAAGATAAGTAAAGTCGATTTATCTTATCTAAAGAATTTGAATATGGATCCAGAGTCTAAGAATGAATTGATTAGACTAGCAAGTGAAGCAGTGGGAGAAGGGGTTGATTTTACAGTGCCGCCTTCTACTGACAGACTTCGCTCTGACATCGTTCCAGTAGCCAGAGAAGGAAAGTTAGCCTGGGGTATGTTGGACAACCCAGGAATTCTTAATTTACCTGTTTCCAAGAGACTATTGTTAGCATTGAGAAACTTGCCACCTGATATGTACAAGGAATTGAACAATGGAATTCACGAATTAACCTTAGATTATGAGGGCCCTGGAAGAGAAGATACAACTCTTAACCCAGATTACGCGGCTGACAAAATCGTCCAAGCGCTTGCTCCAATGACTACAGGTAAAAGTCAGTTCAATTACCTGGACAGACCTTTAGCCGACGCTTTAATAGACATCAAGAAGAAAATCTTAGAAGACACTGTAACACTTGATGATATGGTAAATACTACAACTTTGTTCAGACAATACCATCAGATACAACATAGCAAATATATGAATTGTGTCTTATTCCCAGAAAAGGCAGAACCAGCTCGAATTCCGTCAGAGTTTCCAGCTCCATCAACTGTGTTTACTGTGAAAACTAAATTCCCTGTTACCTCAAATGCATCAGGAAAAGCTGCCTTTGTTTGGGCGCCCTTTTATCTAACTACTAAGCCATCTTCAGGGAATAACCTTACCACTTTCAGTTTTGCAAATGATGCTACTTTAGATGGAAATACTGAAGTTGACACTTTTAAAGGTTATAACATAGGCCAGTGCACAAAGGACATGGTTTATCAGACTTACAGATTAGTAGCTGCTCAATGGAGATACACGTGTCAAGGCAACGCAAATACTAGCCAAGGAGATGTAACTGTGGGCTATTCATTAGCAGGAACTGACCTAGTAGGAACACAAGGTTCTCACACGACAGCGGCCAAGAATTTCTCAGTTTTTGCTAATGTAGAAAATTTATACTACAGAGATTCTATAGCTTCTGTTCCAGGCAAATCAATTTCAGCTATTTATCTGCCAAAGGATGAGTCATACAACGACTTCGTTGACATCAGTAGTAAAGGTAAACCAGGAGCTTTGGTTGGTATATTTGACGGACAACCACCCAGTACCATGATAGGAAACATGTTCTTTACTATGATTTATGAAGGTACTGTAGCCCCAGATTATAAAGACATTATACCTGAGATGTCTGAAATGAATCCATTAGAATTCGCTCTAACTAATAGGGAAGCTTTTAATTATAAATCAGCTATTCGTACCAATGATGCTCCCTATGTTCCAGTTTCACAAATCAACCCAATGATTGCGCCAGAATATAGGGGAATGACAAGCCTTGGAATTTCATCTAGTACGCCTTTGGCAATACCAACACCTCCAAATGTTAAACAAGATTGGTGGTCAAAAATAAGAGATACCATGTCAGACGTTATCTCTTCTCAAGCTTCAGGTTTTCTATCCACCGCCATTCCTAGTATAGCCAAAAGCTTTTTATATTAATAACTTAAATTATTAATATATAACTCCTAATACTAACTTTTTCTTAGCTGATAGTACTTAACCAGGCCTCACTTTCCAGGCCTTCAAATGGAAGGAGGCCTCACTTTCCA